TGAAGCCTCCCGCGGGCTGCTGGGGTGGCTGCGGAGCCTGAACGGGCGGCTGCGGCTGCACTTGCACGGGGGGCGGAGCGGGCGGGGGCGGGGGAGCCTGCAAAGGCCCCGGCTGCACGACGCGTCCATTGACGATTTGCGGGCGCGTCGGCTCCCGGTAGGGCGCGTCAGGCGCATCATTCGGCAGCGCGTCAGCAGGCACCGGCACGCTCCCCGGCACCGGCCCGTTATTGTCAACGATGGGGGGTCTTGCGATAGGCTGCTGCGCCAGCGGCGGAGCTACGGTATTGGCGTCAGTAGGTGCGTAGGAGCGGGCGACCGGCGCAGGCGCCCCGTCCGCACCCGGCGGCCCGGTGTAGCCAGCAGCACTGGTCTGCCCTTCCTTGTCCAGCCGCTCCAGATCGACCGCCATGCGGCGGTCGCCAAGCGCGTCACCGATTGCGGCTAGGCCCTCGCCGAAGGTCTTCGGGTAGGCGCGCTTTTGTATCATCTGCGCCAGCGCAATCCGCTCCCGCAGCTTCAGGTTCGCACTGGGGCCGTTCTGGAAGAAGTACGACTGCAGCAGGCTGTTGACCGGGTTGTTGTTGTCCGTGGTTGACATTATGCGGCCCTCATTATGCTGCCCATGACCTTGGCCGGGTAGATGTGCTTGACGCCGTCGCGCGTCGTGACGGCGCTCTTGTCGATTTTCTCAACATCCTGCGCCATCGGTCCGACATGCCGTGTGTCCTCGCCCTTGTAGGACCACTCCGAGATCGGCAGCGGCTTGCGCTTGCCGTCCTCGCCCGCCGCGAACACCGTGCCCATCGGGATGATGTTTTCCTTGGACCGCTCGTCCGACCTGATCGCTCCGGCACCGAGGCCGAGCAGGCCGCCCATGGTCGCGTTCCAGCTGCTTGTTGCAGTCTGGTAGTTCTGTTGCTGCTGGGCAAAATTCTGGTTGATCAACCCACCGATGTCGGTAGTGGCGATCTGCGACCCCGGAGTATTGACGAAGTTCGGCGCGGAAACCTGACTACCCGAGAGAAGCCCGGAGATTTCATTCAGCGGCTGGTTTCTCTGTGCGTACTGCTCCTGCATGTACTGGTTACGCCAGGCGTTCTGGGCGTTAAAGCCCGACTGCTGCTGCGCCAGCTGCTGCGCCGCTCCGGTATTGTAGAAGCCCGCCGCAGCCGCGTTTTGCGAGTTTTGCTGCGCCTGCGCGGAGTTGGCGAACGACCCAGAGCCCAAGTTCTGCGTGTATTGCTGCTGCTGGGCAGCATTCTGAAAGCCCGCACGCTGTGCGGCCATGTCCATCATGCGCTGCTGCTCTTGGCCGCCCTGCGCGGTGACGGCGAGGCGGGCGTCGTTGGACTGCCGGTTGTAGTCGTCCATCGCCGAGGTGTAGGCCTGACTGCCGTAGCGGATGCCCTGATCGGCGAGGCGCTGCTCGATCGCGGAGCGGTCCTTGGCCAGCTGCGGATTGAGGCGGCCATAGAGGCTCTCCTCGACGCGGCTGCGATCGGCGCTGAAATTGTCTGAAGGTCCGTAGTCACGGGTGATGGCACCGGCGTCACCGAGACCGGTCTGGATCTGACCACCCATGTCATACGACGTTCGCGCCTGCGGCGCATTCAGAATACCCTGCGCGTTGCCAGCAGCAGGCGCGCCTGAGTTCGGATCGAACGGCGAATTGAGGATATTCCCCGCGCGCAGGGACTGCTCCTGACCCGCCATGGCCAAATTGAACTGCGTCATGTCACGTTGCGACTGGATATCCCGCTGTATCGGCGTCTGCTGCTGCGTCGCAGTAAAACGCGGGATATTGTAGGTCGAGCCGGTGGTGGGATCGGTCCAGCTGTAGCTGCCGGTCTGGTCGTAGGTCAAATTGCCGTTTGGCGTGACCTGATTGGTGTTGTTGAGAAACGAATTTGCCACCGCCGTCGAGACGTTGGTGCCGGTCTGCGCGGCTGCGGTCGCGATCGGGTTGGGCGGCTGCGGTGCGTCGGGTTTGGACACTTTTTCGGCCTCCTGTCACATGCCCGGCATGGGCGGTTGCTGCATCGGCTGTTGTGGCTGCTGTGGCTGCATTATCCCGCCCAGCGCGCCTGCCATCATCGGCTGTTGCTGGCCCACTGGCGCGCCTTGCGCTGGCATGCCCTGTTGCTGCGGCATCGGGGCGGCCTGCTGCGGCATCCCCATCTGCGGCTGCTGCATCTGCGGCTGCGGACTGGCAATGTTCATCAGCGCCTGCGTGATGGCGTCGCGCTGGCCGCTCTGTGAGGGGTCTAGGTACTGGGCGGGCATCAGGCTGCTTCCTTCTGATCGTTAGCCGGTCGATGCCGGTTAGCGTTGTAGCGGCTTTGCTCCCAATCTTCCACGGTCAAGGTGGCGACGACGCCGTCGCGATCGCGTCCGCCGAGCCGCTTGATGTAATGAAACGTGAAGCCGACCGCGGCGGCAATCCGCAACACCGGCTCGTTGTCGGCCATCGTCGTTTTTATCAGCATCTGACAGCCGACTTGGTAGAACGGGTAGTCGTACATGACCTGGATGGTGCGCCTCGACAGCCAGTAGGTGCCCGGGATGGCGGCACCGCTCATCTCGATCGTCCCCGTCTCGGGGCACCAGTTGCGGTAGACCAGCCCGCCGATCAGATAGCCGTCGTGGTCGAGCACGCCGATCGACGAGCACGCGCCGAAGCCACGCTCGCGGCACTCGGGAATGAGCGAGGCCACAAACGGCGCGACGAAGTCAGTCTTGTCGAAGACGTAGCCGAGCATTAGCCGCCGCCTCCGTAGTAGTCATTGTGTATCGGTATAGACAGTCCGCGGTTTGTATCGGCCAGTTCACGCTGCGCCTGCAAAGTCAGGAAGTCTGTATTCGGGTCGCCGAAGCGGTTCTCGATCTGCGCCTGCGCTGTGTTCCCGGTGTACGGGAACGCTGTGAACACGTCCTGCTGCGGCCCGATCACGCTGTGACCACCGGGTGCCGCGCCGTAAGTATTGATGTCGCCGCCGAGGGTATTGTCTACCCTGTTGCCGTAGTCCGTGGTCGGCCTGACCCCGCTGTCACCAAAGGCCCCGCCGCTACCAAAATACTGATTGAACCGATCCGCGGTCCAGCCGGGGAAGTCTGCCGGGGTGTACCCCATCGGGTTCCGAAGACTGCTCGTGTACCTGTCGAACTCGCTGCCAAACGGCGTGATGTTCGGGCTGTAGGGCACTGGCATATCCATGTTGGGGACCGCCCCACGGTTCTGCGTCCACGTATCTGGATACGACGGCGCGGGGGTCGGTGTCTGCTGCAGCATCGCCATTGCGATCGCATCGCGATTGCCGCCACCACCCCCGCCGAGGTTGCCGCCACTGCTGCCGCCAAACTGCCGGTTAAACCACTCCTGTGTCTGACCGGGGAAGTCAGCAAGGGTGTAGCCCATCGGGTTGCCGCCTTGGCCGCCGATCGGGCCGCTACCGCTCCAGCCGCCGCCGGAGCTATTGAAGCCTTGAACGTCGTTCGGGGTAGCCGGGACATTAGGCGGCGGGAGGTTGTAACTGCGGCCATTGGAGACGCCGCCGTCGTAGATGATCTGCGGGAGCTGCAGGTCGGGCAGCGCGGTCACGCCGCCGGGTCCGGAGAGCACAGAGGGAGCGTAGAACGAACCGCCACCAACGGCACCACCACCACCGCCGCCACCGGCGCTGCCGGGGCCAAAATACTGTTCAAACCGCTCCGAAGACCAGCCCGGAAAGTCAGCGAGCGTGTAACCCATCGGGTTCATCGCGCTAGGGCCGCCACCGCTGCCGACATTGACGCCGCGGTTGCCATAATCATTGTAGGCGGGCTGCACGTCCATCGCCGCGGGCCGGTTCTGCTGCGTCGGCGAGTAGCTTGGCGCGGCGCTCTGCATTGTCAGCGACTGGTCGGGAACGTAGCCAAGTAGCCGCTGGCTGTCGGCTGCTGTCGGTACACCTTGAATGCCGCCGCCTCCCGCACTGGGACCGTTAAGCGCCCACCACCAGTCTGCAGTGCCTGCCGGAGGAGCATTGTATCCGGCGTCGCTATAGCGATAGTCAGTGCCACTCGTCGTCGGCGGGCTGTAAGACTGCTGCGGCGTGTAGCCGTAGTTGGGTCCAAGGTCCGTCGGCTGGTAGTAAGTCTGGCCGCCGCCGCCACCGCCACCCATCGGCGTGCCGCTGTAGGAGCTTAGGCCGCCTGCATTGCCGGGGCTGTAGGTGCCGGGGGCTGCGGCTGCGCCGATGTTTCCGAGCGCAGCGGCACCTGCAGCGGCGTATCTCCCGGTGTCGTTGATGCCCTGCTGAAGCTGGTTGGTGCCAGCCTGCCCCATCGCATTCGCGGTCGCTAGCGTGTTATTAATCTGCTGCGTGTTGTAGTTCATGTTGTTCATGAACTGCGCGTTGCTCATGCCTGTGCCGTAGAATAACGGCGCTCCGCCAGGTCCTGTCGCCCAATAACCATCTGACATAACGCTCTCCTATACGACGACGGCGTCGCGCTCGAATGTTGCGGCGATACTAATGAGATCGACGATCGGCTTGGCTTGTTGCGATACCGTTACCTGCACGATCGGCGCGTGGCTGTAGCCGGTCATGCCGATCGAAACCCAGCCAGTGTTTTGCGCACGGGACACCGGCGCACTGGCGTCCCATTTTGCGAAATCCCACAACCCCTCGTCCCAGAGGTCGAGTGGCCCGGGGTCGTTTCCGATCGGAGGCGGCTGCGGTATTGTCACGACGTAGTCGGTGGTCGCCGACAGCTGCGGTATATACGGCTCGTTCGGGCGCGCGAAGAACGACGCCCGCGCCTGCCGCCACGTCACCGTCTGCGATGTCGCGTTGAACATTTCCCATCCGCCGACAATCGTGGCGACATACGGCGCGCCATTGTCCTTGCCCGTTTGATCAGCTTGCATGATCTGGCCGGTCTGGGTGCCGAAGTACATGCTGCCGTTTATCTTGGCGAAACACATGGCGTCCCAACCGGTAAAGCGTGCCCATGCCGTGGTTGCCTGATTAACGACCGCGCAGAGCTGCTTGCCGGGAGCACCGCCGGGCCACGTCACGAACATGCCGCCGTACTCGTCCCACTTGCACATCGTCCACGGATAGCGACGCTTGGCGATCGCCTCCTCGCGCCACATCGGCTTGATGGCGCGGGTGATGGCGGCCAGCTCCAGTTCGGCACGGTCCTTGGTGATGGCTCCAGACGTCGGAATGATGCCGTCTACAGTGGCAATCAACAGATCGCCGCCGACGAGAATGTGCGCGTTCATGCCGAGCGGCGGCGACATCTCGTAGCGCCCCTCCTGCCGCCAGTTGGCGGCGACAGACGGGTCGCTGCCGGTGAAGATCAGCAGCTCACCGAGGTCGGTGCAGAATACCAGCTTGTCGTCGATGCCGTCGCCTGCATCAATTGACCACGCCGCGCAAAACAGCAGCTTGCCGCCCTTCGTCGCCGCGCCCGACAGCGGGATCATGTTCAAATTGCCGCCGACCGCATTAAGCGGTAGATACCACGCGTTCATGCTGTTCTTCTCGATGAAGAACAGGCGTCCGCGGTACTTGCAGACGTAGACAAGATTGGCACCGCCATCGACCGTCGCGCCAGGATACGCCACCAAGTCAACATCGATCGTTGACGGCTTGCCCGCAGGCGGCACGTAGCCATTGATCAGCACTTCCCAGTCGGTGCCGTTATAACGCAGCGGCGGATCACCGGCGTCGTTGACCACAATCATCCAGTCGCCACCGGCGTTCGACATCTGCGCGGAGGCGTAGTTGCCGGAAGTCTGGCCCGTTTTCACCGCGGCAGGTGCCTGCACCTTCGTCCACGCGGCTGGTATTGCCGTGCGGAATTGCGCAAAAGTCAGCGGCATTGCGCCGCTGATGTGCGTGATGTTGGCGCGCCAGATGGTGCCGTCTGCGGTATCCGTCGCAAAATCTCCGACGTTATAGATGGTGACGTTTTGCCAGTTCGAGGAAACGCCGGTCAGCGCAGAATACGTCACGTCGTACAGTTTAGTGGCGTTGCCAGCGAACATTTTCTGAACGCTGGAAGACACGTAGCTGAAGGCGCTGATAACCGGCGTTGCCTCCGGCAGCTGGCACCACAGGCTACAGCCGCCACGCAGGCTCGCCCCGCGCATCGTCGGCTTCCAGTTGTCCATGACCACTGCGCCGCCCGGCTGCATGTAGGTCTCATTTTCATTTAAAATCAGCCCGCGCGTCGGTGCCGGGATCGTCACGGTCTGCAGCTGCTGCGCGACCTGCGCAGGCACTGCCGAACGGCGGAAGAACTGGTGCTGGCTCATGCTAACCCCACCTTCCCGGCACGGCGGTAGCGAGGGCAGCGGCTATGGCGTCGTCTACGTATTTCTTGGTGGCGGCATGAAGGTCGGCAGTCGGCGCCGCCGCCAGCAACAGCGCCCCCGTCATGGAGCCGCCCGCTTTGGCGAGCTTCTCGCTGTCGAGTTCATTGATTGCGCCCTGCACATTGGATGCAGCGATGTCGCCGCCGGGCGTAAACGTAACGCCAGACGCCACCGTCGTACCTGCTGGCCCGGTCGCGCCAGTGTCGCCCTTCGGCCCCTGTGCGCCGGTAGCACCTGGCGCTCCGGTTGCGCCGGTCGTTCCGGCGGGCCCCTGCAGACCCGTTGCGCCGGTCGCTCCAGTCGCGCCGGGATCACCCTTGTCGCCCTTTGGCCCCTGTGCGCCCGCCGTACCGGCGGCACCCGTTGCGCCTGTTGCGCCTGTTGCGCCCTGCGGCCCGGTCAGCCCGGTGGCTCCCACAGGGCCTTGCGGTCCGGTTGCTCCCGTTGGACCCGGTGGACCCTGTATTGGGCCAGCGTTGATCCACACCCCGGTTTCGGTGTCCCAGACCCACATGTCTCCGGTTGCCGTGACGACATAGGCGTCGCCGTCACTATTGCCGGTCGGAGGCAGGGCACCGACAGTCGCCACCTGACCCTTGAAGTTAATGCCCGTCCCGGCCGCGCCCTGCGGGCCTGTGGGGCCAGCCGGACCCTGTGGCCCAGTGGTGCCAGTGCCGGGCGGGCCTTGCGGTCCAGTCGGCCCGGCAGGCCCCGCGAGAGCGAGGTTTTGCCATCCTGTCGAGGTGCGAACGCGAACGGCGTAGTTCATGTCAATGCCACCTGTTTCGTGACGCCGTTGATGCGAATAAACAGGCCAGCCTCCGTCATCCACATCTCGCCATCGATTGGATCTACGGGAGTGGCGCGGGGAGCCATACGCAAGGCACCCGAGATGGTGAACGTGCCATCGTCGCCGAAAATGTGTGTCGCTACGGTCGCGGCCGCATTGATCAGCGAAAGGCTTGGAGTTGCTCCGGGGTTCGTCCGCATGAACCGGGTGTAGCCCGCGATATTTTTCCAGAACACGCCGCCATAGTCGCCCGACGATACCGACAGGTTACCCGTCATCTCGTCGCCGGTCGTATTGACGTAGCGGACGTCGGCATCGGCTTGGCTGATGCCGCCCCCGCCACTGCCGCCCGTGACGACACTCCACGCCGCATCCTTGCGCGCGTATTGCTGGCCGTCGATCGGCGCGTCCGAGAGGTTTAGCGGCGCGCCCTCGTCGGTGTCCACCCACAGCGCGCCGATCTCGACCGCGCCGGGGTCGTTTGGCTGTTCGTAGACTTCGACCTGCCCCTCGGGGCCGATCGGGCCTGTCGGTCCCGCAACGCCCTGCGGGCCCACATTACCCTGTGGCCCCGTGCTTCCGGTAGATCCCGTGGCTCCGGTCGGCCCCGTTGGTCCCGCAGGGCCCGTGTTTCCGATGTCGCCCTTGACGCCCTGCACGCCCTGCGGGCCCTGAATACCGGGGTCGCCCTTGTCGCCCTTCGGTCCCTGCACTGTGCTGGCCGCGCCGGTGTCGCCCTTGACGCCCTGTGGCCCCTGCGGGCCTGTCGGACCCGGCGGACCCGGCACAGTGCTGGGCTGGCCCGTTTCACCCTTCGGGCCGGGCGGCCCTTGCGGGCCTTGCAGAGCGACGTTGTAGACGGCGGGAGGCGGGCTTACGAAGGCCATGGCGCGCTCACCTTGCCCCACGAAGAAACCTTGCGACCGATGATGATCGGTGCGGGGCTGTCGTGGCCTGCGGCGTAATTGAGAGCGTCCTCATAGGTGCCCATGTTCTCGGCGTAGCTTGCGCCGTGGTCTGCCTTCCACTGCCAGATCATGCCGAGCTTCAAGACGCGCTCGTCAAGCCGGAAGCTGTCGGCATCGTTCATGAATTGATCGCCGAAGCCGCCGCTGTTCAGCTTGATGCAGTTCTTGTCGAGGTAGGTATAGTAGGCGGAGACGCCGACCGGCATGATCGGGTGGATATGCATCTCGCCGCCCAGCTTCGTCCACTCGCCAAACGCACTGCCGTGATTGGCGAGACGGTTTTGCGTCCACTGATCGGTATCCGACACAAACGTCATCGGCTGCTGCGTCGAGGACGTGCGCCAGACATTCGATGTGAGCAGCAGGCGTTTGAAGTTGGCTGGGATGGGGAAAGCAGCGGTACCGGTGAATACACTCGTCGGGTCGGGCAGCGGCGGCACATAGGCACCATCGCCGACCATGGTGTGGGTCTGGCGCAGTTCGGTCCAGTCGCGCCCGTCATAGGCGATGCGCTGCGCCATCTCGTTGGCGAGCGCCAGCATCTCCTGCATGGTCCTGTTGCCGGTGATGCTGGAAAACACGCTGGCTGGCTGCGTTACGCCGACCACCGCGCAGACATCGCGCACCACTGACAGCAGGGTCATTTCATGCAGCCTTGGCTGGGCGGCACTCGACCGCCATGCGGATCAGTGTCTTCTTGTTCATGTTGTTTATGTTGCCAAGCGGCTCCTGTCCGGTGTGGGTGGCGATGTACTCGCGCAGCTGTGGCAGATCCATCTCCTCGAACTCCGCTTCGGCTTGCTGCACCATCGTCTTCTTGACAGTAGCGTCTTCCTCCAGCACCGCGTTGCGGGCGCGCAGCGCCATCAACTCGGCCTCCAGCTGCTTGTTAGGCGCAGTAGACTTGGCTTCAGTGATGTACGCCATCGCCGCGTTCTTCCACTCGCGGCCTCCGCTGCCGAGGTTCTTCAGCTCCTGGCCGTCGATCGCGGCCAGCGCCTCGACAGTGTAGATGTTCTGCGCCCGCAGCTCGGCGCGCTTGCCCTCAGAGAGGAATGGCACGTAGTCGAGTGGCGTGCCGCTCTTGGTCTGCGTGTCACGGCGCTTGAACTGCTGGTACTGGTGGCGAAACCGCTCGGCGTAGGTGACTATTTTCAACCCTCCGGTTTCCGGGTCAGGCTCCCAGTGCGATTGCGCCGTCGCCGGAAAAACCTTGATGTCGCGCGAGCCGGGAATGCGGATCTCGACCACTTCCATGTCATCGAAGATCGGCCTGCCTTCGGCGCGACTGCGTAGCTCGTTGGGGACCGGGTGCTGCTTGAACAGTGCGACGAGGGCCTCGTCGGGGTCGTTCCTTGCCATCTATCTCTCCGTTGTTGCCTTCAAAAAAGTGCCGGGCCGCCTTCATGGAAGGAAGGCATCTTACCTACACGTCAGCAGCCCGGCTTCTTCCCTTTCGCGTGTTCGGCGCGTCAGGAAGCCTACAACCTCCAATTGATCAGGAGGCTGGGACCGAATCGTACAGTCTCCAGTTGAACATGGGGTTGGTCATGCAAAGTTCCCCCATCCACCCGATGAACTGCGCGACTGCGTCCTTGTCGATGGGCATCTGCCCGTCGCTGTCGAACAGCTTGTCGAAGTTTCGGTTGGGGTGGTAGCGGATCTTGAGGCTGTCGGTGTCGATACCGAAGGTTGTATTGGCGGGCATGTTGCTGCCGATACCTCCATCCAGCACGATCTCGGCCCGTTTTCCTCCGCCGATATATTCAAGCGAAGAGAACCCCAGCGTGCCCATCGACGTATTGCTGGTTTGGCGCTGGATCGCCAGCGTTGCCGCGTCGTACGCCGCATAGTGCTCCGGCGACATGATCAAGAGGTCAGCATGGTCGCGACCACGCGAACGCGCCGTCATGATGGCGTTGAGCATCGGCCTGATCGTGGTCGAGTTGACCTGCGTCGAGCCAGCCATGAAGCTGTGCGCGTCGTAGGTCGTGGTACGCCAGATCGTATTGAGGTTACGATCGATGCCGCCATAGGTGCCGGTATTGGTGACGATCGGGATCGCAGTCGCAAGGCCCGTAAGCTGCTTGCCGCCGTTGGCGGAGCCGTCGCCGTAGAGGGCCGCGTCCATTGCATCTTCCAGAGCGCGTTCAGCAGCGGAGATGTACGCGTCGTACACGTCCATCAGCTGGTTCTCGCCCTCGTTGTTGAGGATCTCCTGCATCGACAGGATGATCGGCACAACAACCTGCTTGGGCGTGTAGGCGGCGTCGTTGAACAGGTCGATCGCCGGGTTGAGCAGCTGGTCGTAGCCGGAGTACCATTGAGCTGCCTGCTTGGCGATCTGCAGCGTCTGGCGGATGACCGGACCCGAATAGGTCTGCCACGCGCCCTTGCTCCTGAGTTTTGAAAGCAGCGCGTTGTTGTTGCTGACAAGATCTTGGTAGCCGCTTGAACGCTCCTCCAAGGCCATTGAGAGGATCTGCTGGTAGGCAGCCGCGGTAGTTACGTTGGGCATTGTTGCCACTCCACATGGGGTTCAGATGTCAGCCACCGTTGACGCGGCGTATCGCGTTTTGGATGGCAGTTCGACGTTCCACCGGAACTTTGGGTCGCCGCGATGCCCCGTTTGAGGAGGCCACATCCGGTGATCCAGAGATCGATCGGTCTACGGGTCGGGTCTGAGCCGATGTGTCGCGGGTCTGAGCCGCTGTGGTGCCGGGGCGGAGTAACTCAGCCCGGCGGTAGGCTGTCGGCAGATCAAAGCCTAGTTTCAGCTCCTTTTCAATAAGGTCGCCCAATTCATCGAAGCGGGGGTGCGCTTCCGCGAACTGGTCGACCGCGGAGCGGGTGTGAAAGAATTGCCGTTCGTGGTGCAGCTGCTGCAGCTGCTGCTTGGTCTGGGTAACCTCCCGGTGCAGGCCGCCGAGCTGCTGCTGCAGGGCGGTCTGGGCATTGCCCTGCTGCATGGTCTTCAGCGCCTCCGGCGTCTGGCTCAGGACGTGGTAGCAGATGTCGCGGAAGGTGATGCGTTGCCCGGTCTGCGGGTCGACCATGCCCAGATTGTTGACGATGTTGTCGAGCCCGGCGACCGGATCGGTACGCAGCTTGTTCTCGATCCCGATGTAGTTCGACAGCGCCTGCTGCAGCGTGGTGCCCTGCTGGCGCGCCAGCTGGTCGTAGGCCGCCACCGGCTGGTAGGCCTCGGCGACGCCCCTGTAATGCCGGTGGATGTTGTCCGCTTCCTGATGGAGCCGGTGGTAGTCGCCGCGGACGCTTTCGGGGGCGCTGTCCCAATCCTGCTTGGCTCGCTCCGAGATCCGCGGCGGCGGGTCGCGATAAGGTGCCCCCTCGGGAAGGGTACGGGCACGCGGCAAGGCGTTTTGCGCTCTGTTTGCGTCATTTTGCGCTCCATTTGCCGCATTTTGCGCTGCGTTTTGCGCTCTCGGCGCAAACTGGCCTCGCTCGCCTCGGGGGAGCTGGCCCTCTTTCTCCTTCGGCGTGTCTTCCGGGGGCTGGTTATGCCCCTTCTTGGCCTCTGCAGCCGGGGTTTGTCGCAATTTGTCGCGATCTGTCGCGAGTTGTCGCGACTTGTCGGGCGGATTGTTGGCCCGGTCGAAGGCGCGCTGGATGGCCTCTCTGCGGCTCTCCGGGCGGCCCTTGCCGCCCTCTATGTCGCCGGGAGGCGCAGGCGGAGCTTGCGACCCTACAGGGGTCGGCGAGCTGGGCGGGTTCTGGTTGATGGGAACTTCGGCTTGCGCCGGTGCGGGCGCGGCACTCGGCGGCGCCGCGGGGGCTGACGTGTCTGACATGATGCTTTCCTTCAGCGCGTTTGATTAGTCGCATGCAGTCAGAATGACCGCACTCCGGCCTTGTACTTTTGGATCGCTGTGTGGATTGCCCGCTTCCTGACCGCTTTTACGTTGGGGTCCGCCGTTGCCCTCTGTTTCGGCGGCAGCTTCTCGTTGCCGACCTCGATCAGCCCGTGCGCCTTCCCCACGGCGCGGTACTGTCGTTTCGAGGTGTAGAACTTGCCGTCGACCTGCTCGACCGGGTCCATGGTGTCGCTGATGACGAAAGGCAGCGGCATGTTTTCGGCCCGCAGCTTTTCGTGGCGGATCTTGCGGACCCGCCACCTGCCCGGCGCGAACTCCTCCAGCTCAATAGACATTGCAGCCTGCCGACGTCATGTAGGCGTTGAGGGCGGCGTTCTTCGCCAGCGCCTGCGTATTGTTCATCGCGCCGCCAATGAACGCCGACGCCAGTTCGTCTTGAAAAACGAAACCACCTGTCCCGGTGCCATCCAGATTGTAGGCAAACACAAACCAGTTGTACGTCGGGCGCGCCAATGCCGCCCCGGTAGTGGCTCCCAGCAGCAGTGCATTGTTCTTATAGAGGTTTATGGTCGTGGAATTGGTCCGGGTGACGATGTAGCTGCCCCACGCGTTGGGATTGGCGACACCACTCCAGTAGCTGTCATTCAGGGTATGTTCCGTCGTGCCGCCCTGCAGTGTGCGTAAGGTACAGTAGCTCCCGGTCGCGGAGGCCGCTGAACCCATGCCTTTGACGACACTGTCCCCCGTGCGGGACGTCAGGGCATAAAAGCCATACGAAGCAGCGTTCTGTTGGAAATTAACGCCCGCAGAGGGCGCAAATCCAAGGTCAAGATAAGTGCCAAGGTTACCATCCTTAAGTCCGCGCATCACCGTGAGTATCATCGGGCCATTAGGCTCGCTCCACTGCGCCAGCCTGACGATATCAACCTTCGCCTGTGGCCTGTTCTCTGCCGCAAACAGCCACTCGTTGTCGAGTAGCGCCCAGACGCCCGCCGCCTTGTAGGCGGTGATCAGCGTATCGACGCGGCCGCGCTGCGTGGTGCTGACAGTGCCGCCCGCTGCGATCACCGCATTGACCCACGCCGTCGTCGCCGGATCTTCCACCGGACCGCTCGCGATTGGGCCGACTGGCGACGATGTGGCGTTGGCGCTGCCCGCGCCGTTGGTCGCCGTCACCGTCACGCTGACGTTGGTCGTGGCATCTCCCGACACCAGCAGATACGTGCTCGCCGTCGCGCCCGATATGCCCGAGCCGTTGCGCAGCCACTGGTAGGCGTAAGATGGAGATCCGCTCCACGTCCCCGTGGTCGTCGTCAGCGTCTGGCCTACGTTTGTCGTGCCGCTGATAGCAGGCAGCACTGAGTTGACGGGCACGCCAAGCACGGCCCCGGTCGCTGCCGACGTCGCGCTGGTGTTTCCAGCTGCGTTGGTCGCGGTGACCGTCACCGTGATGGTAGACCCGGCGTCTGCCGTCACCAGCGCGTAGGTGTTTGCCGTTGCGCCACTGATGCTCGTTCCGCCACGTTTCCACTGATAGGCGTATGTGATCGGTGCCGTGCCGGTCCATGTGCCTGATGTCGTCGTCAGCGTCTGGCCTACCGTCGCCGTGCCCGATATCACCGGCAGCACTGTGTTCGCAGGCAGCACCAGCGGCGTGATCGGCCCGACTGCCGCAGACGTCGCGCTCGCGCTGCCCGCAGGGTTGGTCGCCGTCACCGTCACCGTAATGTTGGTAGTGCCGTCCGCCGTCACCAGCGTGTAGATATTGCTCGTAGCGCCCGCGATGTTCACCCCGCCGCGCTTCCACTGATAGGTGTAGCTCGCCAGCGTGCCGCTCCAAGTACCGACCGTCGTCGTTAGCGTCTGGCCTACCGTTGTCGTGCCGCTGATGACAGGCGGCGTCAGGTTGGCGGGAATAACCGCCGGGCCAAACAGTGTGCCCGTGGTGTCGGACACGGCGAGGCCGCCAGTCGCAACCGGCGTCACACCGAGGCCAAAACCGTTTGTGGACACCGTCACCGGCAAGCCACCCATTGCTGTGGTGGCTTGCCTGACGGCAATCCCGTTAGGTACGGCGATAACGGGAAGTGCCATGTTTACTTCCTGCCCTTGCTCTTCTTGGCGGCCTTCTTCGGCTTGGCCTTGGCCTTGGTTGTCCGCGAGGTCCGCTTGGTCTCGCGGGCCGCAGGCGGATCTTCAGGATCGAGGAACTCAAACTCCAGCGCATCACTTTCGTGCTCGCCGTTCCGCACCGTCACCGGGCAGACCGCGGGCACCACGAACAGGCTCGGCTTGACGCCGGTGGTGACCTCGGTCTCGCTGACAAACGTGGTCGGCTCGACCAGCCCGTTGAAGTAGATCACACTCTCCGGCGTGAACCCGGTGCCGTGCACATGCATCACGATGTCCTCGGCATCGCCAGCGTCCGCCTCGTCAGGGTCGAGACGCTCTAGATCCGGCGCCTCGTCCAGCTCACCCTCGCCACCGCCCTCGCCTTCGCCGCCCTCCTCGGTGGCCGATCCCTCGCCACCGACGTCGCTGCCGGGAGGCTCGTTAATGCTGGCGTTGTCGAGGGAGCTGCCGCCCGGCCCCGGCGTCAGCGTAGTGTTCGGCTTGGGATCTGACCGCAAGGCTGCCGCGCCGAGCGGGTTGTGGTCGGATTGCTCCGCCGGTGTGCGCGGCTCGTTGATCGACTTGACCGGCGGCGGGTAGACCGGCTGGACGCCGCCCTGCTCCATGCCGAGGCTGGTGGGGTCGACAATGCCGCCGGGATTAATAACCTTCGGGTCGGGTTGCACGCTCGGGATCACCGGCGTGACGTTATCGCGCGTCTTCTGACCGGGATTGTCGCTCGGGCTCTCCGGCTTGCCGCGCAGTCCGGTGCGCTCGTCCATCGGCTCGTCGAGGTAACTGTGGGGCCGGTCTACCTGCGCCTTGCGGACGTCGTCGATGCGGACGTCTTGCTCGGGCACCGCCGGGCGGTCGCCCTGCATGGGCATCGGGCGGTCCTTATGCTCGGTTTTATCTTCGTGCTTGGTCGCCATGGTCGTCTCCCTCATGTGCGCGGCAGGATCGCCGCGCACCCCAATAACGTTTCAGTGGCGCATTAAGTCCAAGTGATGGTGCGGGTAGATGGCACGGCGACGCCGCCGAGCTTGACGTCTACCGATTGTGTTCCGGCCAGCGCCTTCTTGGCGATAGTCGCAGTCAGCGAGGTGGCGCTGACATAGGTCGTGGTCTGCTCGCGATTATCGACCCAGATCCGGCAACCCGGCACGAAACCGGTCCCGGTACAGGTCAGCACCGCCGTGCCTGACGCCCCCGAAGTTGTCGGCGCCTGCAGGGCCGCCGTCAGCGTCGGGTTAGTGGTCGGCGACAGCGAGGAGGCGTGCGTGGCGTTCGGCCCTGCCGCAACCGTCGCCGCAGTCTGCACCGGCCCCGTCGAGTAGGTCTTGGAGGTGTCAAAAGTGCCGCTGACGACAGTGTAGGTGATGTTGCCGGGGTTGGTCACCACCACCTCGGTGCCCGAGCCTTCGTGTGGCACACTGGTCGCGGCAGGCACGACGCCGTTGGCCGCGCCGGGGTAGCTACCCTCGGTGCCGCCAGCAGTGGCGCCAGAGCCGACACCTTGGGTCAGCGCCGCTGTATTGGTCGCAAAGGTGCCGACCGGGCCAGCAGCGCCGTCATCGAAATACGGGACATTGCCCGCGGTGTTGATGATCGTGTTATCGGCGTAGTCGATGTAAAGGTTCTTGCTGAAGTTCGGCGGATTGGGGCTGGTAGCCCCCGTGCAGCTCATGTTGGTCGGCGGCGTCGGGTTGGGCGGGGTAACGGTCAGTGCTGACTGCGCCATGCTAGTCTCCTATGGGTTGCGGTAATAATCCTGTGCGGCCAGTGCTCCCATGCCTGCGGGAGCCGCACCCGCAATGCCGTACTTTTTCATGATGTCGATGATCGACGGATCGAACACGACGTAGTTGCTTGAGCCGGTGCCTGCGCCGCGCGATCCCTGATCGAGATACTTGATGCCGGGGATGCCTGCTTCGTAAAGGCGTTCAGATGCCTTCACCTTGTCACGGTAACCACCCGGAACCAGTTTTTGGCTTTCGTATATCTGCGCCCCGCTTGGATCAGGCAGCGGTTTTGGAATGCTGATGTTTGGATTGCCTTCTAGCGCCGCCAGCAAAGCGTCGTCATGCGAACGCATCAGGTTTTTATCAGCCTTAAACCCAAACCTCTCAAGTGCTGCTCTTACTTCCGGCGACTGTGTATGCAGCCCCCTATCCCAATCCAGCATATGCGCCGGGTCGGCCTTGATGTTGACCTCGTAGGTGCGCGGGCCGACAGGGGCCTTGCCCTTCAGCATCTCTACCGCACCCTCAAATTGGCGTGGGAAGTTGGCTTGCCAATAACCGTCACGATCCTTGTGCAGATACTCCAAGGCCTTCGCGCGATCTGCGCCGCTATTCCTGAGCGCAATGGTTGCTAATGTCTCTGCATCGTTCTGCTTGAACTGCGGGTGTTCGGTAAACGCCTTCCAATACTGCCCGCCCTGCCCGCTCACCGCCGGGTTCTCGGCGAAATACAATCCATGCCCATATACCTGCGCGCCCTCGCCGGTGCCTATCTTCGCCAGATCGAACTTGTCGAAGTCGTGCGGCGAGGAGTGGTAGGCGCGGATGCCTTTTATCAACTTGTTCAACGATCCCGCCTCGGCCTCGTCAGGGTTCATGATCGCGCCTAGCGCGCCAGCGGCCAGCTTATAGCCGACACGGCCCGGCCCGGTCGCCAGCATCAATCCGGCATCCAATGGATCTTGCGGCACGACGCTCTGGATCGCCAGCTGGCCCATCACGTCAGCGGCGCGGTTGGCAGTCTGATTGCCCTGCCATGTCGGCCCGCTCGGGACCATCGGCTCGCCGACGTCGGGCAGCTCCTTCGGCGGCTTGTAGGCGGGCCACATGCCGACGCCGGGCTCAAAGCGTACGGGATGCGCCAGCGCGCCCATCGCAAAGCGGGGGTCTGGCGGCGCCTGCTGCGGCTGTTCAGGCATCACGCCGCCGGTCGGCAAGCCAGACATCGGGTCGTAATACTCGTCCTGCCGTGCGAGCGAGCCCATCGCCATCAGCCCAGCCTCCCCGTCTTATCCTGCGCTACCAACCGCCGGATAATCTCTCGCGTCATCTCCGTTGGCTCGCCAGCCAGACACTCGTAGCCGGGGTGCTTCATGTAATATTGCACCCTCTCCTCATACGTCATGCCTGCAGTGACCTTGTTGATTACGGGATCAGACATCACCCACTTAGCCATCATCCCAGCCCTCCGATGCCGTTTGGCTTCTTCTGCGCCGCCGCCATCTGCCGCTCATTGGCTCTGGCAGCCATGTCCTGCTGCTTGTTCTGGTGCGACTGCGCCATCATCGCTGCCTTCTGCTGCGCAATCCGCACGTCTTCAGCCTTCTTCACCATCTCCATCTGATGCACTTCGCGGTCGTGCATCTGCTCTTGGCTGGCCTGCACCATCTCCTGCTGCCGATCGCCCTGCTTGGCCTGCATCTCGATCTGCTTGATCTGCATCTCGTTCTGCAGCTGCCACTGAACGTGCTTGTCTTTCTGCAGCATCTCGCTGGCCTTCAGCTTGGCGTCCATTGCGTTCTTGTCGGCGATGGTCTTCTGCTTGAGCTGCTCCAGCTGCATGTCCGCCTTGGCCTTGGCGGTCACGGGGTCGTCGCCCTGCGGCTGGTCGGCCTTTGCCTTCATCAGCTCAATCAGTTCGTCGATCGCGGCATCGAGCGAGCGGCCCGCGCGGAATGGAGCGGTAGAGAATTTCAGGATCTCGCCGCAGAACGGCGCCGTCTTCGCATCGTTCTGGATCATGGTCGACAGCTGCGGCAGCAATTGACCAAGCACACCGACGAACTCGGTGCGGCGCTGCTTCTCGGCGTTCTCGTCCGCCATGATGGTGCTGTCGGTCTCGATGTCGAGCACGAAGCTCTTGGCGCGGTTATCGCCGAGGAACTTCAGCACCTGATCGATCGTCGGCTCTTCCTGCAGTTTCTGCAGCTTGGCCTGACCCTGCTGCAGTCCCTGTTGTATCTGCTGCGCCTGTGCCGGGTCTTGTTGCTGCGCCTGCTGCATCAGCTGCTGCCCCTGCGCCATTGCCTGCTGCAGCGACTGCATCTTCTGCTGCTGCATCTCTTTGGTCGGCAGTTGGGTCTGGCTCATCTCGATGATGGTGACGGGGTCGAACTTCTCGGTGATGATCTCGCTCGTTATCTCGACGAGGTCGCGCGCCAAGCGCACCATCTCCTGCTGCTTGTCGCGGATGCGGGTCGAGCCGTACTGGGTCTTGAGCTGCTGGGCGCCGAGCGTTTCATTTGGGTCGGTCGCGCCGCGCATGATGTCCGACAGTCCCATGATCTGGTAGATGTCCTCGATCACCTGTTTGCGCAGCGCGACCAAGGCCGTGATCGTCGTCGCGATCATGTCGATCGGCAGCCAGATGATGACTTCCTTGGTTCCACCAAACGCCGCCCAGTTGCTGATCGGCACTAGCATGCGGGCCGATGAATGCGTCTTGACCGCGGTCTCGATCGCCTCCGCAAGCTCACTGGTACCGGCGGGGTAGAAGCCCTTGGCCTCGACCGCGTCGCTCAAGGCGTGGATGCGGCCCGTCAACAAGTTGATCTCATCCAACTGATCCTTGTACTGCAGCACGTCGGGGACAGGGATCAGAGAGCCGCGCTGTACTGTACCGTAAGCGGGCGGCGGGCACGGAAAGAAGTTCTGCAACTCCAGATGCGGGTCGTCCTCATCGAGGATGTCCTCGCAGCCGTGGCTGACCCACAGCACGCGGCGTGATCCCTTGTGCCAGATCTCCCAGAATTTGGCCCGCTCGCGGTTGTCGGCGCCGCCGACCTCGGCAGCCTCCTTGTCGACCTTGTACTCGGCCTCCTGATAGGCGTCGCCGCTGTGCTTGTGGAAGCGTTTACGCGCCTCGCCGCGCGTCATGTAGGAGGCAGCCGCAACCCAGCCCACCTCGCGCCAATTACGGCTGATGCTGTGCAGGAAGTCGCGCCTGCCCTTGAAGTCTATACACACTTTTTCGTGGTCGTAGGTGCCATCACCCTTGCCGCTCTCGTAGCGGCACCACGCCACGCCGCGGTTGTTCATCGAGACGTCGTCGCGCACCAGCAGCATCAGGTCATTGATGCGCGTGAGATCGAACGCGACCACGACACAACGCTCCATCACCTCGGAGGCGGCTTGATAGACCGGCCTGCGGTCCTTGAATTTGGGCGTCACCACCGGCACCGGCGGCTTGGCGTAGATGCTGGGTTTCAGAACTTCGCAGTTCGCCCAGAACATCTGAAACTCTTTGTCGCGCGCCATGCCCGACAGGCGCTCAAGGCTGGCGTATTGCCGGTCGATCTTGTCGCAGTGGTTATTCCAGCTCTCGAACGCGTCCTCGCTTTCGAGCAGCAGGTTGAGCCACGCCTTGGCCTTCTTCGGCTCCATCGCCGGATTGTAGTCCTGGTCCTCATGGCGGACGTCTTCGTCGACCGGCTTGACGGGTTCATCAACCATTATCCACCGCCTTTAGTGGCGGGATTAGCGCCTGCTTGACCGTCAGGCACGCCTCGTTGACGCGCCCGCCATTGACGCCGTACAGCATCGCGAGATCCTGCTGATCGATCTGGCGCACATAGTGCATGAACGCCACCGTGATCTTTTCCTCAAACGTCAGTGCGGTCTTGCGCTCAGTCATGTCGCTTCGCCTCCATGCGATCGAGCCGCCAGTTCCAGTATCTCATGACGTGATCGTTCTGCTGCGGGTCCGATGGCGGCGGCAGCGGCGCGAGATCCCACGTCGGGCTCGGCACCTCGAACGGCGTCATCGCATTCGTCACCACGTCTGGCATCACGTTCGACACCGCGGGCAGCGTGTCGTCAGCGCCGTACCAGTGCCCGCTGAACATCGGGTCGCGGTTGGCCAGGCCGCCGATCGACACTTCCAGTGGCCTGTGGCGCTGCCGGTTGATCTTCATGTCGGATCGCCTTTGATGGCTATCTCCACATCCTCGCCCTCCGGAGGCACGACGCGCGCACGCTTGAATGCCTCACGCGTGCACGTCTCCGGGTCGTGCCCTTGCGCTTCCAGCTCCAGCAGGGCGACGCAAATGGTGGTGAATTGCTTCGGTGTGACGTACTGCGTTTTCATAGCCGTAGGTGTGACGTACTGCGTTTTCATAGCCGTATGCCCTTGTTGAGCGTCTCGACGGGCGGCGCGAGGCGCCAGCCCGTCAGCTTGGGCTCCTTCGGCACGATCCGCGGCGCGGGCTTGTAGCTCATAGCGAGGTATCGGAAGGCGTCGGCAGGATGCGATGTCCAGTCATGAAGGGGATTGGATTTGAAAGCCTTGGTGTCGTCGTCCCACTCTCGTCGATACTGCTCAAGCGCAGATATCCCGCCGTCTTCGCAGCGTGGATGAAAGACGCACAGCGGCAGCATGCGTCGGACGGCGTTGATGCCGTCCTCCACCGTAGACATGGGTACGAGCATGGGGTGAAGTCCAAGACTGGACATGGTTTCAACTCGGGTTCGTCCGCTTCCCCATTCTTTGACCTTGGCGTCGTGGGGAACATAATCACTGCCATGTTGCCACCCGTGCTCGTCGTGGATACGATTGATCTCGTCGCGGAAATACTCGACGCCGACATTGCTCGCCGCGATGTGGTGTAGCAGCACTATCTGCGAGCCCTGTGCCTGCCAAAACCATATCGACGTGTCGTCACGTACACCCAGATCCCAAGCACGATGGACAGGTCGATCAGGTAGCGCCTCACACGGCAGTATTCGCCCCTCGGCTCGCACGTTGGCCATTTCCATCGCGTAGAACGAGCCCAGGACCATCGCATTGAAGCTGACCTCGTACTCTTGCTCGTAGGCTGCCCGCCCGGCGTCCTCGCCGTACAGCGCATTGTACTCCTCGCGCGCGTCACGCTGTTGCTCTGCCGTCAGTGCGCCGGTGCTCGACACTGGCAGTAGCTCGGAGAACCAGCCCGGCCTGTTCATCGCGTAGTCGTACATTGACTTGGCGTGGTTGCGTCCGCGCGGTGTCGTAATGAATAATGCGAAGCCATCGTTTTCTTCAATCATCGGGCGCATGTACGCCCACGCCGATGGATTGCTCAGTGCGTACTCGCTGAACACCACACCGGCTGCCGACGAGCCGACCGTACGGCTGTATTGATCGCTGCCAATGCACTGCCACGTACTTCCGTTAATCAACCGGATAAACATCTCGCTGTCGTTGGTCGATGCGCGCAGCTCGATCGGGAACGCCTCGTCGATGCGCCTGTTTCCCGTGTGCGGATTAACAGAAGTCCATATCGCCTTGCGGGCCTGCGCGTACTCGGGCAGGCAGTGCCAGTAGTTACCGACTTTCCGAAACGCTGCAACCGCGGTGTGATGAAGCGCGATCTCGTCCTTGCCAGCACGGCGATGCCAGACCGCGATCGCGCGCTTGCCACCGTCGTGCAGATAATTCCACAGCGGCATCTGGTGAGGTCTTGGCGACCAACCGACGCTCGGTATCTGCACGCGCATGTTCATGGCTTTTTCTTCTTCGCGTATTCAGCTGCGATGTCGCGCAGGATGACTTCGACCTTGCCCTCGATCTTGCTTTCGGTCGGCTGATTTGGTTTGCCCCAGCCGCGGTCGAGTAGCGCGATCGCAGCGGAGACGCGCGCCGCATCGCTCTCACCGTTAGTGGCGATGCCGCCCAGCGTGAGGATCGACGCCTCGGTCCAGCCGCGGGCCAGCGACTTGATATCAGTTGGCATTTTCTTTTTTGGCGTAGGATCAGGCACTTACTTAGCCACCCTCTAGCTTGCGCAGACGTTCTTGAATTTGCTCGATTTTTTCGTCTATCTGCAGCTCCAGAATGTAAAGCTGGGCGTCGATACCATCGATAAACGCGCGTAGATCCGCGTTCGATTGCTCGATCGCCTGTCGTTTTGCATCGTCGATCAGCGGCTCTATTTTTCCGTAGGCCAAGCGATCCCCCAACGCGAAAAAGGCGCGCCTGCGCCCGGATACGGGAACATGCGCGCCTCAAGGGGTGGCGTCAAGTTGCTGGGGCGCCTACCAGCGTTTGTGGGGGTCGGCCTTCCACGGCGGCACGATGAGCTGGACGCCGAGGTCGCGGACGGCGCGGAGTAGCATGGCGTGGGCTTCTGGCACCTGCGCCGTGCCCCGCCTGTAGCGGGCCGCCGTGGTGGTGGAGATCCCGAGGTAACGTGCACAGGCTGCCATGGACAGGTTGAGATCCGCTAGGATCTCGTTGAACTGTGCCGAGGACATGGTGCGATCGAGCTGCCAGAGGTGCTTGGTCATTGCACCTGCTCCAGCTCGTTGTTGAGGTCGGCGATCGCGGACAGGACGGTATCGCCAATGCCATAGACGCGAATGTGACCATTCTCTTCGTCAACATCATCGGGGAGGTAGGCCATGAAGCAACCATGCGTAGGCTTTTCAACAGTCACGCGGCTACCGTCGGCGGGGAAGTATATCGTCTGGGTGTTCGACATTTGATGCTCCGGTTTGTGTAGGAGCACACCATACGGTCAAATTGACCGGGGTGTCAATCTGCTATCTTTGGAATAATTTTCTCTTTTATTGTGTTGACGGCAGCGTCAGAATGAGAGATACCAATAGCACTGAAGCTATCCACACAACGGAGTTACCCAATGTCCTCGATCCACACCCTCATCGACCTCTTCACCGCCGCCCCGACCCTCGCCAACGCCAAGAAGGTCGTCGCCAAGGTCACCCACCACCCGATGACCGCCTGCCTCGTCCTCGCCGACGGCACCGCCCAGATCGAGAAGGCGAAGGCGCTCGTCGCCTCCGTCACCCCGCTCGCCGCCGCCACCACCTGCAAGATCGCCGAAGCCGCCGACCGCCTGAAGGGGGGCTGAACCATGAAGCTGTACGTCGTCACCATCGCCGACCGCCACCCCGCCGCTGGCGAAGTCGCCTCCACCATCGAGGTGGAGGCCGCCAACAAGAAGGAGGCGATCGCCAAGGCCCGTGGCCTGACCCCGTGGCGCAGCCGCTACGACAGCCCGGTCACCTACCGCGCCACCGAGATCTAACGCACAGGCGGGCCGCGCTGGCCCGCCTAGACCCCTTCCACACACAACGGAGCTACCCCATGACCACCACCGTACACACCGTCAATCACACCGGGTCCGACGAGTTCTCCATCCACGTTCTGGGTCGCCGTGAGCAGCCCGAAGTGGTTGCCATCTTCACCAAGGGCGACAAGCGCGAGAACCGCGCTAACGCCCTGAAGGCTGCGCGCCAGCTGGCGTTCGAGTTGCGCTGCAAGGTGGCCATGAACCACGGCATCTCGGCCCGGCGGTTCGATGAGTTCCTGCCGAAGGATTTCCGCTAACCGAGGTCGGGCAGGGGGTCGTCGAGCGTATCCTCCCGCCTGACGCCGTCGCGGATACCGTCGAGGGGGTCGCCGATCGACTGGCGGATCTGGGTGACGGTGGCGCCGGGGAATGTGACCTTGACGGCAGTCACCTCGTGGTAATTCTGCAACATGCGGGCGATCTCCTCCAAATCGTAGACGACGACCTTGCGACCGCTGGTCACGACGGCGTGGGCCTCCTCCCGTGACCTTACGAGGGCCACCACGGTGCCATCCGCGAGCGCCGTCTCCCAGACCACTGGCGCCAGCGGTAACGCGCCAGCGGCCTTGGCTGCCCGGTCCAGCGCCCACCACGCCACGGTCATGCGCCGTGCTTCGGTGATCACCTCCTGCAGCTTGCCGTTCTGGATCGCCGTCTGGAGCCTGAACCGCTGCCGGTCGAACTTCTCGCGGAGTTCCACATCGACCAGCAGGCGCAGGCGGCCTGCTCCCCAGTATTGCTCTAGGTCGATCGCCACGGCATCTGCGCCATCGATCGCCGCCTGTCCAGTCAGGTAGGTTCCATAGGAGCTGTCCCAGCGGTTGCTGGTTGGCCGCGCCTGTTCCTTAATTTTAGACATGGGGCACCTCGGACAGTAGCCGACGCCGGTGAGCCGTCGCCTGCTCCAGCCGCTTCTCAGCTTGTGCCAGCAACTCTTGGACACGCACCAGTTCCCGCCGCAGATCTTTCACGTCCTCGGCAGCATCAACTTGCTCCATCATACTTGCCGCTAGCCATCTTCCGTCCATGGTAACCTCCTACACCAATAAGTTGTACTCAACCCGACACGGGCAGCTCCAAAAAGCTGCCCTTTAGGGTGGGTTTTGTCCGTACTCACATCCGCAAGCAATATCAATAACTTGCAGATACACTTCCGCTCACTTCCGCAAAAAGTTACTTCCGCTTACTTCCGCACGTCTTTACAATGGCTTAAGCGCGGAAGTGAGTTTTCCATCTAACCGTTACTTCCGCATTTCACTCAACTACAAATCAGTAACTTTGCGGTATCCGCGTAGTCTATTCCGCTTGTCGTAATAGTCGTATTCAACGATGCCGTTGGCCAGCCAACCGTCCATCAGGCGTCTCGCCGCCTCCCGCTTCAGCATCCAGCGGTTCATGATCATGGTGACCGCGGGACGGTCACCGTTGGCCGACTTGCACCACGGCATCTTGTTAAGCCACGCCTGCGCCAGAGCCGCGAGGATCTCCCGGCACACCGTCATGTCAGGTAGCCCGTCTCCAGCCGCCGGGGCTGCCTTGAGCCCGCCATCCGGATCCACTGCCAGCGACGATCGTGACGTGAAGCCCGTCGTCCATTCCAACTTGGTGACCTTGAACGGCAGCTCGACACCGTCCTCGCCGTCCTTGACCTTCTGCAGCACGATCGACCCCGTCATCGCACCGGTCTCGCGCCGGGTTTCGATCAGGAAGTCCCCGGCACCGGGGATGACGGTTGAGCCGCGTATGCCGCCGTTCTTGTTGGTGTGGTGGACGCCGATCACGATGCACTGGAACCGGCTCTGTATAATCTCGCAGGCCCCCACAAACAGGCTCATGTCGCGCTGCAGGTTCTCCTCGGCGCCCGGCAGGACTCGGGAGACGGTATCGACCACCACGGCGGCGACCGGCACCCCGGCCTTGGCCATGATGGCCTCGATGGTCGCCACGGCTTTGGCAACGTCCTCTGGCTTCATGAAGTTGGTGGGGTGTTCGATCAGGTAGAACGGTATTCCGCGTGCCGCCATCTTGCGGTGCATCTCCCACGCCTTGATGCGGAACTTGAAGCTGGAGGTGCCCTCCCGGCACAAATAGACCACGGCCCCCTGCCGGTTGATCTTGCGATCCCACCACGTTGCTGCCTTGGCCGCCATCGACAGCGACAGGTCGAGGGCTATGAACGTCTTGAGACTGCTGGGTGGGCCAAAGATGAACCCTAGCGCCCGCTCGTTAATCAGGCCGTCAACCACCCAAATGGGGTCCGGTTTGTCCATGATCTGGTCGACGTCGAGGAAGGGGTATACGTCGCCGGGCGTGCTCACGGCTTCAGCCTTGGCGAACTCATCCGTGAAATCTGGCTTTGGGGGCTGTTTCTTGGCCTCGCCTCCCATCCTCGGACTACCCCAGTTTTTCATTTCCCGCCGCCATTTGTTGGCAAACAGGCTGTGGCCGCGGTTTTCAAGCTCCAGTAGATCGGCGTTAGACGCGCCTGCCTCGGGTGGCAGGCGGCTCCCGACACAGCTTTCGTAGACGGTCCACGCCTCCTCCATCTTGGAAGCACTTTCGGTTGCCGACGGCGGTCCTATCGGGCATTGCCGATACCAGTCCAGCACCACGCGCCAGATCATGTCGCGCATGTAGCTCTCGCGGCCCTCGATGATCTTGGTGCCGAAGGCGTTGGTTCTGGCTTCCGGGGATGCTGTGTGCTGGGTTCGGGGACGGCTGCCGTGTTTGGCGACGAGGGTATCGATCGCCTCCAGCAGCCACTCGGGGGCGTCGGCTATTTCGGTCTCCCACGGGGCACAGCCGGGCAGCCAAGCGTATTCCGTCCCGCTCTCATGCTGGGAGGGGGTGATCATGGCAAAGCCGCCCTGCCCCCGGATATCGACGTGGATGGTGGTTTTGTTGGTGGGTGCCCGCCAGTCCATCGGCGCCCTGAATAGCTTCTGGCGGCCACCCCCGCCGGTGCGCTGCTGCACAGTCTCCGGGTCGAACCCGTTGTTGTGTAATTCCAGCAGACCATGCCACCACGCCTGTGGCTCGGGGCCTTTCTGGTCATCAAGGTCGATGACAAACACGTTGCCGGAACAGTGCCCGGTCAGGATGCCCATGTTCTGGCGATGGACGTGCTCGCCATTAGCACCATACCAGCGATCGAACGTCGCCTGCGGGATCAGGTTTTCCTGAAACTCGGTCCAACTGGCCAGTGCGGGCATTTTCCATTCGCCGCCGGGGATCGGCATGCGCGCAGGCACGATCTGCAGGCCGTATGATCGGTACATACGAGCCCATTCGGAAGAGCCAGCAAAGTCTGGATCAAACGGATTATTGGAACGAATGCCGTCTTCTGGTATATCCATGACTACGCCTGTGATGACGGGTAAGAGCGGATCGCGGGTATAGGCGGGATGGGCTGCGAACCCCATCCCGCCATTTTTGTCCGTTACCGGACATTAAACCCAATTAGCCAAAGTCGTCATCAGCCATTTCTTCGACCTGCACCCGCATCTTGTTAGGCGGCGGGACCGTCTGTGCGCCGGTGGCCGGGGGTGTAGCCTTGAGGGGCTCCACCGGGGCCGCGGAGGGCTGCCGGTAGATCAGGTCATCGGGACGTTTAGCCCAACCCGAGATCCTGAACTCAGGCCGGTAGTTGGTCGATTGAGCGGACTTGACGGGGGTGGTTTTCATCAATTCCACCACCGGCAGCTCACCGGGGTGCTGACCCTTCTGCCGCTCGTACTCGGCGTACAGCTCCTCGATCGCAGACAGGAATGCTTTTGATTGTCCTGCGATCTCCCGCACCTGCTTGTCGCCGCCGCAGGCCTTCGTCAACTTCAACATGAAGCGAACGCCTGGCTTGTGTTCCGGCGTCGGCTTCTCCGGGTACGTCCCACCCTTGTCCAGCGCCGCCAACTGGATTAACCGCAGGCTTGGGGGCGTGCCGGGCGCAAACAACATCCACCCCGTTTCGACGTTCTCGAAATCAAACACCGCTTTAAAATTGGCGGTGATGTCGATCGGGTCGTTGGTGAAGCCGTTGGCGTCTTGGACGCGATCGATGCGAAACATCCTCCCCGAGCGGGCGTCGTATTTGACGATGGGGGTGAAGTCGCCGCCTGCGGATGCTTCAGTACTAAATCCAAATCGTGCCATATCAGTATCTTTCTCAAGTGCCGCTGTAAGGCCAGCTGCGGTGCCATGCCGGATTATCCCGGGATTGGATTACTTCCTCTTGAACCCCCGATAGAGATCCGGGCGTAAACGCTCGCGCGGGATGCCTAGCAGGACTTCTATATCGAGCAGCCGATCAGCCGGGACTTTTGTCCACTGCACGATCGCCTGGTAACTGATGCCAAGCAGCCGCCCCAGCTTGCGGTGCCCGCCAGCGGCTTTGATCATCACCTTAACGCCGTCATCTAGCTTATTTGACATTTTGTACTTGTCAATATTGAATGAGAGGGCTAGCCTATCACCCCATACAACAGAAAGGAAGTTCTAATGTCTGTCGCTGTTGCCACCAACAAGAATGCCGTGAGGCGGGTGCCACGCCCGCTCAAGGTGCTGGTGCCGTTGATCCGAGAGGAATTGATAGCTGGCAATGAAGCTGGCATGGCGCACTTCGTCAAGGCTGGCAGGATGCTGATCGAGGCCCGCGAGCTGGTAACTCATGGTGGGTGGTATCGTTGGCTGCAAGATAACTTCACCTTGAGCAAGGCTACAGCAAACGACTACATGCGGGTCGCACGCAAGGCCGAGGAAGTCGGTCACGAACGTATAGCAAGCTATACGATTGATCAGGCCGTTGGTCGCGACCCGCGCACCATCAAATCCGTTACCCAGAAAAACAAGCTGAAGGCCCTGTTCGATAACGTCGATAAGGTCAACGTCACACGCTTGTCTAACGAACGGAAGTCTCGTGAGGAAGAGATCAAGCTGCACCGGGAGCTGGCGCTAAAGCTAATCGACTTGGGTTACCGCGCAATGGCGACGCGCCTCCACCCTGATCAGGGAGGGTCGAGGGATGCAATGTCGCGTCTCAATACCGTCCGTGATGAAATGAAAGAGTTCGCCGCAACAAGGAAGTTCATATGAGCAACGCAGTCGTTAAAACGTCGAAGGTGATCAAGGGTATGACATCAGGCGTGCGCACGCACTTCGATGTGTTTGATCGCGCCCGCGATATCTACCTGAACCAGATCAAGAAGGCAGAGTCCGACTACTTCGACCGGATCAAGCGTGCGACAACCATCCTTGCCGGTGAGGTCGAGACTGAAGCCTCACCGGCTCAGGAAGCTGCCAACTAGGATCTTAACTATCTGGCGGGGTGTGTCGGCTGTAGGGGCCAGCATACCCCGTCATATCATGATGAGATGGGGATGCACGGGTTTCAAAAAACTCACCCAACTCCGGGTGCTTGTCCATAAACCACCGCGCCATGCGCGGCGTCCAGTTATTATTGCACTTAAAGTCCTTGTCGCCCTGATCGACGTGATAGTGCCAGCGAATGCGATGCAGGACGGCTCGCGCGGAATAGTTTTTAAATCCGCGACTGGCTAGTTCCAGAGACAGTTTCTCAAACAGATAAACGACAGCTGGCGGTATGCCGGATAGATCCATCACACACCCCAATGCTCAAATGCCAACTGCCTGGCTACAGGTGAACTCCAGTAAAAGCTATCGAGATCCGGCACCGTGATGCCGGTAAAGAATGCCGGGTCTTCACTGAGCGCCAGGAAGTTTTCCACCTTGCGCGCGATGTTGTGCAGCGCCTGCCGATGCTCGCGGATATTCTCCAGCTTCAGGGTCTGCACCTTCTTCGGTGTCACATAGGTCAGCCGCCCTTCCTGATTGTCGGACGCGGCATAGAGCGACACCTGCCTTGCGTGCGCGATCTTAATTTCTGACGGCATTCTGTCGGTCGTTTTCAAGTCCGTGATGATGCCATTGTCTTCCCACTTGAAGTCGAAGTAGCCGACGATCGGCAGGCGCAGATCCTCTGGCTTCCAGGTGATAAACCCCTGGGTGTCAGTCGGGATGCCGTAGGGGCGCAGCTCATCCAGCCCCTGCGTCACCATGCCGGGGATATCATCACGATACTTGTCGCGCCGGGCGTCGCCCGACATCGCCGTCAGCATGTTGTATTTGGCCAGGGCGACCTTGATGCAGTCGACGTCCGACGCGTCAGGATCTTTCAGGCCGTGGGCGACGCCGTCCTCGATCGCCGAGCCGCGGTGTGCAACAGCACCGACCGTTTGTTTGTGACCGAGGATCTTTTCCAGCACGAACATGGCGGGCTCGGCGGCGAACAGGTTGAGGCCGGATGGGCTGTGCTGGTAGTAGTTTTTGGACACCGGCGCGCCTTGGATAAATTCTCTGCGGACGTAGTTCATAACAGCCGTTCCTTCTCTACCCGTTCATTGTAGTCTTGCACTATTGCCTGCATCAGGCTGATCTCATGATCAGCCCAGCGTTGAGTTTTCTTGCCTGACGCCACCAGCCGCGCGTAGACGCGCACGCGCATCGCCAGCTCTCGCGCCACGCAAGCCAGCTTGTCGGTTTCGGTATGCATCACGATCCTCTGTGGATAAGTGTGCGGGAGGCGTACACGGCGAGCAGCGCCGCCTCGGCACGTCCGTGATCTTTCTTGCGGTTGAGCTGCGCCACACTGTCGGGGAACATGTGGATGGCTATGCTGCGAGCCTGCTCCTTGCCTTCCTTGCCGCCCTTCAGGTTCATGCGATTTTTCCACATCGCCGGGCTGACCAGCGTGAGCGGGATCTGGCACAGCATCACCACGACGCGGGCGGTAGTGTAGGCGGCGGAGAACCGCCACACGCCGCTGACGCCTTCCTTCGGCATCGGGTGGACCTTCTCAAGGACGGCGTAGTCTGGCTTTGCCCCCTTGATCATGGTCGTCAGCTGGTGCGGGTCGACGTCGCCGTCGAGCAGCGGCATGTCGTAAACGTCAACGCTTCCGTTCGGCAAGTAAGGGTGAGAGATATCCGGCTCGTAAACCGCTATTGCGCCCGATATGCCGGGGTCGATCGCGAGGATGATGGTCATGTCACCACCACCTTCCTCGCTCTCTTTTTTGGCTTGCCAAGACGCAGTGCGGCCTGCTGGTACGCCAGCTTGGCGGCGTAGACGAAGTCTTCCTCGGGGCCGTTCATGAGAACGGTCGCCTCTGCAGCTTCAACGATCAACATCGCCAGCAGCATGGTCCCGGCTGCCCCTCTGCTCACGCCGCCGTGAAGACAGGTGTCCATGCTGTCCTCCAGAAACTGCCGCAGCTGGTAGGTGAAGTGATTATTGAGATCGCGCTGTATCGGGCTGGGGTTAAATTGCTTCATGCCCGCACCCGCGGCCCGTAACTGACACCGCGCGACATGGCAGTGTGCTCGTCGCAGTAGGGCCGCTCGATCTCGCACCATTGTCCGCAGTAGCGCAGAGGAGGCCGGGTTTCCATCGCCCCCAGCGGCCAGCGGCAGGTGCAGCTTTCGAGCTGGTAGATCGAGATGCCGGGTTCTGCCGCCTCTGCGGGCGTTTCCAGTTCCGGCTCGATCGGGGCGTCTATTTTGTGTGGAAGCCTGATCATTTTTGGCCTCGGCTGTTTGAGTATCCTCTCTCGATCGACAGCGCCGCGCACCGGCAGGCCCATGCGGCGAGCCTTACCGATACAGCTGTTTTTTGTCAGGGTCACCCCGAACTGTGCCGACATCTGCGCCGCGATGGCGCCGAACGACAGCGTTTCGTCGCGGTGCAGTCGGCGCAGTGTTCTTGCCATGTCCGCTGTCCAGATGAGGCTACGGGGTTGGGTTGTCATGTTTTCCCCCGTTGATGAACTCCTTGTGGGCATCCAGCACACGCTCTCCATAGGTCTTGGTACGCTCTGTAGCGTCCGCGAGCATCTTGGCGTGATCATCGACGTGTTTCTGGATCTCCTCGACCAGAATTTTAACGCTGTCGAGCAGGGCGTTAGCCTCATGTGCGTTGTCTTCGGCGGCTTTGATCAGCGACGCCCCCAGTTGCTCCGCAATGGCGGCAAAGCCGTACCCAAGCTGTTTGGCGGTTTCAGCGAATGCCTGTGTTTCGTCGCTCATCGCGCGCCTCCAGCGTAAAACTCGCCGTGCAGGCTGCGTGCTGCTGTGTCGTATGCCATGGCGGCATCCTTTATGGTTTGAAATGTACCTAGATGCCGCTGCACGTTTTGTATGCGGATATTGGCCCGCCATTTCTTCCCGCGCGCTCGGCTTACGCCCTTATGTCCAGACGTGTTATCGACACGTCTGTCTGTGTTCCAGTTCTGCTGTGATTTGTTGGCCGACCGGAGGTTATTCCAACGGTTGTTCGTGCCGTTGCGGTCTTTGTGATCGATAGACCGAGGAGGGTTTTTTCCGGTCATCAGCTTCCATATTATTCGGTGAGCCGCGATCAATTGCTTGTCTACGCTAACCATGCGGCGGTTAGCGAAGACGTGCCCAGCGACACACCTTGCGTAACGCCGGTTCCACGTCGCCCACGCTTGGGCGTTGGCGAAATGCCTCAGTGGGCGGTGTTTCCAGTACAGCTCTCCGGTGCGATGGTGATAAAAAAAGCATTCTTTTAAATGCTTTAGCGGGGGTAGCTTCAGCGACAACGCCATGACTTCCCCCTGATCGTTTTCCTCAACCCGTGCCGGGTGCAGATGTCGCCGGTCTTCGACGCGTGCCGCTCGGCCTTCACCCTGTCGAGCTTGGGCCAGATCCCCGGCCCGCTGTCGGCGATCGGATCCAGCTGCACATCCAGCGCCGCCGCCATCGCAGTGACGTCGGGGTCGGTCAGGTCGACCATGCGACCGCCGACCATCGAATTGCCGTTGAGCCGGTAGGCCGTCTTCAGGGCAGCTGCGATCGCCTCGTCACTCGGTCGCTGTACGGGATCTGGGTAGTCTCCCGCTGCGGCTGGCGAGGCCAGCAACAGCAACAGCAATGCTGTGGAGTATTTCATTGGGATGCCTTCCTTCGTGGTTGTGTGGCTTTGGTATTGAGGTCAATGAACGCGCGCACGCGGTCAATGGTTTTGAACGTCGGCACCGCCCCTTGCTCCAACCTCGGAATGAAATTGCCGTTGTTGAGGCACTGGATGCCGAAATTGGTGCGGTCGACGCCGGATCGCGCGCGATACGCCTCGATCTCGGCAAGCAGCCGGGCGGCTGCGGGGTGAAGTTTCTTCATGGTTTATTTATTACGATAGCATCAAGGCTATTGTCAAGCGGGTACGACGCAGCTACGGTGAGCTACACACAAACCGGAGCACGACTATGGAAAACTGGTTCGCCTTCAAGGCATACAATGCCCAGACCCTCTACGGGTTTGGGACCGAGGACGAAGCCCACTGCTATGCGGATGAGCTGAATTGCAGTCGCAATTACTACTGGCCCTATCCCATGACACGCGACCAGATTGCAGAACTCAATCTGGAAACCAGCGACTTGGGTTTCAGTCTTTCAATCGCTCTCAGTGATATGGAAGAGACAAACTAATGGTTCCCAAGGCCTTCTTTTCCATCCACCTCGTCGATGCCATCCACGCGGCGAGGCCCGGTCTGGCGCTCGGCGAGCCGATCATCCTGACGATCGACAGCGGCGACCACGCCACGCAGATCACGCTGTTCTTCCGCGACGGCGACGAAGGCTACACGCGCCGCCTGATTGACGCCATCAACAGCGTTGAACGCACAGAGGCCAAGCATGTATGACATCACTGCAGTCCTCGCCGCCACCTTCACCGTCGCGATGCTGGTCGCGGTCTACGCGCTGGTCATCTCCGAGTGGAGGGCGATGTGATCTACCCGCATTACACGGTCTGGAAGGATCACGTCCGCGGCCACTTTGAGGTCGTCAAGTGGCCCGGACCCGACATTGCCGTCGTGGTGCAGACCAACATCAAGACGCGGGCCAAGGCCGAGGAGGCCTGCAAGATCTGGCAGGCTCGCGCCGCCCTCGCACCGGAGCAGGACAAATGAGCGAACTCTTGGTTGTTTATATCGAGGTATTGAAAGTCCGCATCAAACAACTGGAAACGACGCTGCGGCAGATTGCGGCACTGGATCAGAAAATTGTGCCTGCCAGCGACCGTCTTGCCATAGCTCGAAGTCTGGCCCACGCCGCCCTCGCACCGGAGCAGGACAAATGACCCGACAGGAAATCATTGACCTGATCCACAACGAGTATGATGCCGCACCAGCCCACTACAAGCTGGGCGACAACTGGGATGACGGCAGCGGGCGCATCGCCGATGTCATCATGCAGCGCATCGAGGCGCTGGAAGCGGCGCTGTGGGTGTTTACCGGAGTTCTCAGAGCACCCAGTTCATATATCAACGACGCCTATGAGTTGCATGTAAAGCGGTTAGAATACGAGAAAGCCTGCGCCGCACTCGCACCGAAGCAGCCACAGGAGAGAGCGGATGGCTAAAGAAACGATGACGCTAAATCTCTCCGAGCGCGAAATGGACGTGCTCGAAAATCTCGCCGTCGAGAGCGATATGAGCAAGACGGCTGTGATGCGCCAAGCCCTTCGCCTCTATCAGCTCGTCCGCGTTCGAGCGCAGGCCGGTGAGCGCATTTTCTTTGAAGGTGATGATCAGCGGCGCGCGGAGTTCATCGGTCCGTGGCTGCACGATGCTGTGGGAGAAGTGAAATGACTAAGGAAGAAATGGCCGCCCGCATCGAACAACTGGAAGCGGCGCTGTGGGAGCTAATAGAGGTCTGTGAGTGCTCTGATGTTTACATTAAAGCGATGGATAACACAGTAAAGCAGGCCCGCGCCGCCCTCGCACCGAAGCGGGACAAATGATCGATCAGTTTTTCACTGACACCGATGACCTCGCCAGCGAGTTGGCAACGGATATCGCGAACGCCTTTAGATACAAGGCAAAGCAACTAGGCGCGGATGTCTCAATAGACAGCCTTTGCGACTTTCACGGCTACGTTCAGGGTACGATAGCGGACCGCCTGCGCGGTGCAGGATCGAGCATGACACACGATCAAGCAATCGAACTGGTGGAAGAACTCATCCAGGCGCACCATGATTATGAGTTCTACGGCGATAACTATTACCGCCAAGAATACCTCGCCACGAAAAAGAAGGTAATCGCCGTGCTGACCACCCCCTCGGTCTCGCGCCCACCTAACGGAGATGCGACATGAAAGCCCTTATCTCAAAACAAATGTGCGAAGAGGTGATGACCGAGTTTGAAGCAGAAACCGGCAAGCCGATTAGTGAAATGCTCCCGGCTGAATTTTCCGACCGAATGATGAAGAAGGTCAAAATTACGGATGACCAGTCTCCACAGGAGGAACCGCCCGACGATCCGCCAGAATTTTCCGACCTGAGACAGGAACAATAGAAAACGCGCCGCAGAGGGGGGCACCCGTGCGACGCGTTTAATTAAGCCACTCCACACAACTGAAGCGGGGGAAACATACCCCCGGAGAAAGGAGAGCGCAATGGACTAAACCAGCGAATAGCGTAATGTTGCCACGTTTTCCCAATCTGACCCACACATGGAGACTTACCTATGCGACGCCTTTTGTTATCCCTTACTGCTCTGGCTGCCTTTGCGGCGGCATCCCCCGCCAAGGCTGATCTTGTTGCCGGTGGTCTTACCTTCACGGGTAACGGCACCTTACTCCAGTTGGAGAATGTCGTCCCCGGCGGTAATCAGCCCCGCAATATTGCCTGCGTCATCTGCGGCGAGAACCAGCCGCAGCAGCCCACCGGCTTCGGCTACAACGATTTTGGCAACAGCGGCAACACCAGTACCATTAACGCCTTCTCGTCCGGCGTCTTCCGCGATCATCTGGCCGACAACACCATTAACACCGGCTACGTCGTCGATGCTGGCAGTTTGTTTCGCTTGGCATTGCTGGGCCGTAGCGATTTCTCCATCGGCGTTGACATTAACGACACCAATCAAGCGCAGATCCTTGAGAGCTTCTGGTTTCTCAACCTCACGCAACGCACGGTCCTTGCTGCCTTCTCTCCCGGACCGGGCGGAACTGCGGTGCCATCCATTAACAACGGTACCGGCTTCCCGGACTACACACTTACAGGATTTGACTTGAACCGTGGAGACATCGCTGTTGGCGACCGGATCATCTTTCTGGCCCGCATGAGCAATATGAACGACGGCCCGGACAGCTTCTTCCTGACACAGACATCGGCAGTGCCGGAGCCTGCGACGTGGGCGATGATGATCCTCGGCTTCCTCGGCGTCGGCGGTCTCGCCATGCGCAAGCGCCGCCGCGAGGGTCACGCTTTCCGCGTTGCCTGAATGGGTTCCGGTGATGATCTTGGCCTGTTTGGCCGGGCTCATCACCGGGTACATTATCGCGTGGATGCTCGATAAAGACGATTAGCGAATGGGGCTTCCGAACGCGTGCAGCCCCAAGATCCCGACCAGCAGGAACAGGATGAACCAGCTTCCGAACGGCGCCCACACCGCGCCAGCTGGCCGCCACGGGTTCATGCCCCAGACGCCGAACACCAGCGTCAGTACGTAGATCAGCCAGAACCAGATATTTGCGCCCATTATGGTCCCCTCCTGTTGCCGACGCAGCGCGCCATGTCGAGCTGGTTTCGCGCGACTTGCTTGCACTGTTGCTCGGCGTTGATCGCATCGACTTCGGCGCGGGTGTAAACGTTCGGGTCGTACAGCTCGACGCCAATGCGCTGCTGCGCACAGCCGACAAGCAGGATGGCGGCGACAATCAGCACGGTGGTGATCACAATCATCCACAGCGGGCGACGACGCATCCAGCTAAAGACGCGGTCGCCGAGCTGGGTCATCCGGGTTTGACTCCGGTTGTGCCTTCCAGTTCAGCCACTCTGGCTCGCAAAGCTTTAAGCTCTTGCAAGATCACCGGGACGTATTTCGAATAATCAACCCCCCAGAACTCCTCGTCTGAGCCGTCCTGTTTGCTGTGTGTGACCGCCAGCGGGTAAACCTCGACGGCCTGCTGCGCGATTACGCCAAAGGCGCGTTCCTTGGTGGACTTCCACTTGAAATCGTAGACGTTGGTCTGCTCGATAATGCTACCCGCGTCAAACGACTTCAGATCTTCCTTCAGGTCGGCACTGGACGACGTGTTGTAGGCAGTGGCCGCCGCCGTCACTGAAATGCTGCCATTCGCGGTCCCGGCGGCATTCACGAACTGGATCGCCGTCGTGGTGTCGTTCTGGCTGCGGAGGGTAAATCCGTATTGCGTAACGCCGCCCACATAGGTCAACATCATCTGGGCGTTAGCCGAACCAAACGAGGCACCGGCGGGGGCAAACTTTCCCGGTCCTATCGCACGAAAGCCGTTGTTGACGGTCACCTCGCCCGTGTTGCGCGGGATCGCTAGTACAGCGTCGAGCACTGCTCCACTGTCGTTATATCTGTTAATAGCAAACCCGGATCCGGTATTACTGCCGCCCTCCGCCACACCATCACCCAGTGCAAGAAGCCATTTCAGGTTACCGTTGACGGTGCCGGTGACGGAATTCATACCGCTCGCGTTGTTTCGCAGCGCAAACGATGGCTGACTGCTGGTAATCACTATATTGCCGGTCGAGCCGATGCCGCCTGCGCCAGCAGTTATACTGCCCGTCGCGGTCATATTGCCCGTCGTATTGAGCGAAGCCCCGGTTATGGGGCCGGTGCAGCCAAAGCCGCCTGTGCCAGCATTTATACTGCCTGATGCGCCACTGGCTATATTGCCAGTCGAGGTGACCGTGGCCCCGGTTATGGCGGCGCTTACGACGAGGGGCCCCGTCATGGTGTCGCCGGTCGTATTTACAAAGTCAGCGTCGGACGCCGCCTGCTGCATCCACGACCCCCACCCCGTTCCGGCTATTTTGTGCCTAGCGTATTTTTTTGGATTAACGACACCGACTTCCCATGCCTCCAGAATACAAAAAGCGGGGTCGCTGTTTGGGATCACGCAAGTGCCAGCGTAGTAGCCTGCGCCGGGTGCTGCTGTCGCGCCGGGGGCAGAGCTAAATGAGCCCGCAACAAATACGAATGTGTCGTAGTTGGTGACGATCTGACCGGCTTCCTCGCCGTGCAGATTAATCAGTGCAGCGTGTGCGCTGGTAGCCCCAGTGCCACCGGCCACGATCGGGCGCGCCGTGTTAAGATCCTGCTCAACGTCGTTTGTGTTGCCATTAAATACAGCACTCGCGATCGTGGTGCCCGCGACCACTTCGGGGTAGGGCTGGGTGTAAACTCCTGAACCGTCGCGTGGCATTCTACTTGCTCCTCGTAATGTAAATCCGGCGCAGCTTCTCGCGTTCTCTTTCGTTGCGATCGACGCCGCTCGGCTGCGAGATACCCTGCTGCAGCATTGCCTGCGCAACGACATCGCGGGCGTTCTGCGGCAGCGCGCGGTTGCCAAGGTACAGCTGCCCGAGGCGGGACGTCGCCAGCCCCGGCGCAACGAGCGGCGCCCCCGCTCCAATTGCAAACCCGACCCCCGCACCAACCGGCCCCCCTACGGTCGCGCCGATTGCCGTACCAATAGTTCCGCCGCCGCCAGATTGTGCGGCCAGCCGCGCCGCCGTGCCGCTATTCGGCAGCGGTTTCATCACCACCGAGGCGGCGTTCGCCAGCTCGTCGAGGTCGCCGCCGCGGGCGGCGTATTGCGCACCGCGCCGCGATCGGACCGCCTGCGCCAGCTTGGCGGGGGATAAGTGCTCTGTGGCGGTGTCGACAGCGGGCTGGGTCTGCTTCATCAGCGCGTAACGACGGTTGTTCGCCGCCAGCGCCGCGGCGTCAGCAGGCGGCAGACCAGCCATGTAGGCCTGATCCATCGCCCGCTTGTATTCGAGCAAGGCGCGCTGTTCTTGGGGGTTGATGCCCGGCGCGCGGGCGTCGGTGCCGATCTGGGACCGGATCGCCTGGTATTCGTCACCGGCCATGCGGCCTTGGCCTGCGGTCAGCCGGTCGATGATGTTGTTCTGGGTCAGATTGACGTTGGTGCCGCGCTGATGCGGTTGCACCAGCCGCTCGTACTCGTCCTGCGCCCGCGTCATCCGCTGTTGGAATTGCGAGTTGGTCAGAAAATCGCGCTGTGTCAGCCGCGTGTAGTTGTCCCCGAGGGCCTCCGGCCCGGCTTGGGCGACCCGCGGGTCAGGCAGGTTCACGTCGTCAGGGACGCCGCGCGCCCGCAGTTCGGCGCGGGGGTAAACCCGCTCGGTCACGGTGCGGTCTAGCGCGTTCAGCGGCGCGTCGCGCAGCCGGGCGGCCTGCCCGCCAATCAAAGGCATGTCGACGGCGTTGCTCTCCATGTACTGGAGGTTCTTGTTGCCGGTGCGCTGACCCGCCGTCAGCGGGATGCCTTCCGCATCCAGAGCGGCCACAGCGCGCCCGTAGGCCCCCTCAACTGGGGCGAAGGGCGTGACCAGCTTGGCACCGCCAACCCCGCCCACAACGCCGCCCACGGCCCGCGCGTAGGGCTCGTAGGGCGTGTCCTTGGTGAACTGGCCCGCGGTTTCCGAGGTGATGCCTCCGGCCAGCGTATTGACGCCGCGGGCGGCGAGGCTGCCGCCGCCGGGGATCACCGCACCCGGCGCGAACTCCGCAATGGTCGAGGCGTACTGCCCGGGGATGGTCTGTGGCTCGTAGAACTTGCCGGTAACGCCCTCGACCTTCTTCTGGATCTGGCTGCCGCTGGGCAAGGTGAGCAGGCCGATGCCGGGAACGTAGCGGGCGACCGAGGCCCCGGTCGCTAGCGCGCTCTCCGGCACGCCGATCTTGCCGAGCCCGGCGCGGGCCAGCTCGCCGACCGTGCCGGGGAGCCCGACGAGACCGGTGGTGCCGCGGCCAAGGCCGCCGCCAATGCCCTTGACGATGTCCTCGGTGTAGCCGACGCCCGGCTCGGCAGGGGCGGCAGCCTGGGCAGGTTGCTCCCAGATAGATCCTGCCTGCGCGCGGGACGGCGCATTGGCAGGCTTGTCATCTGTCTCCCAGATGCTCATCGGACAATTTTCCAGCTATTTTCTTTATCGCGCGGGTCGCCGCCGATGTATTGCCGTGTCTTGCCGTCGCTCCATGTGGCGTCAATTTCGCCTATGTCCGGCGCGTGCGGGTCATTTGGCGTTTTTTGATACGCCGTCACAGGTAGGTATAGTTTGCGCTCCATACGCTCGACAGCACCGCGCATCGTGCTTTCCAGAGTTTTAAGAGCATCTCTATAACCAGCTTCCGTCCCCGCCGTGGCGAGCGCCGCCTGTGCCTTCGCGAGGTTCTCGCCCTCCCGTTCCCCGACCGGGCCGGTACCCTTGATCTTCTGGTACACCGCAGCAAGGTTTTTACCCTTCAGCTGCTCGTGGAGCGCCGCGAATTCTTGGCCCGGCGCGGTCAGCTTGGCCAAGCCGCCGAGGGAGCCAACGCTCGCAGGCAAAGCGGGGTGCGCGCTGATCTTTTTCATCAGATCAAGTGTCTCCCGCAGCTCCGGCCTGGCGCTTTCGAGGTTGGCTTGGTCAGCCTCGACCTTCTTCTGCTGGCTTTCGGCCCAGTTCTTCGGAATGCTGCCGGGTATCGGCGGCTCAATTCTGGGTCCGGTGCGTTGCGGGCTCTGCGGCGTGCCGAGCAGCGCGCGCTGGTCGCCCTGCGGGGCGGGCGGGGCAAACGACGGCAGTTCCGCCTCTCCCTTTCGCCATTCCTGTACTCGCTTGGCCTGATCCATGCGCCCGGTGATGTGCTGCTTGGCCTGCTCGGTCTCCCGCGTGATCTGGGCCTCCCAGACCTTGTCGGCGTCCTTCTGCCGAGCGGCGCGGTCAGCCTGCAGCTGCTGCAGCCGGATCGCTCCCGGCGACTGCGCCATGTAGGGGTTCACCTGCATCTTGATGGAAAGGTCGCGCGCCAGCGCCAGCTCCTCTGGCGAGGGCGGGATGACCGGGTTGGCGCGCGGCTTGGTGTCTGGCAGGCCGGGCACCCAGCCGACGACGCCGCCGGGCTGGATCTGCGGCTCTGTCGGTGCCGAGCGGATCGGATCTTGTGGCGGGGCCTGCCGGATGACGGGCGCGGGCGCTGGTTCAGCGGCGGGGAGGGAACCAGCTCCCCCCTGCATAGGGTTTGGCGGCGGCCCTCCCGGCGCCGCGGGCCTCGCCCCAAAACGCTGCATCAGCGCCTGCGTTAGCGAATTACGGGCGTCATTGCGCTCCTCGGCACTCGGCTCATTGCCTGCGGCCATAATCGGCGTGCCGGGCGGCGGTTCCAGCGCCGACTGCTGGCCGGGCCGGGCGGCATTGAAGCGGTCGTTGAAGCCTCCCGCGGGCTGCTGGGGTGGCTGCGGAGCCTGAACGGGCGGCTGCGGCT